CAGGAAATGTTACCAATCAGGCTGTGCAATTTCAAAATAATGGAGCACCGTCTAGACAACAATATGGTTCTGCCATATCTTGTAATGGATCAACAATGACGTTTAGCCCCTTTTATATGGGTAATGACACCTCACCGTATGACGATGAAGGTTATGTTATATCAGAAAACTGGGGCTTTCAAATAAACTTTTCAGTGCCACTTAACAAAGACTTGACTAAACAATGTCAAGAAATAGCTAAGAGACAAGAAGAGAAGATGAGGCTTGACTACGAGCTTGTTCGTGCATTAAAATGTGCGGAATTACAACAAAAAGGGTTTACGATATACCCTGGCAGCCGTGTAGCTCACATGTGCCAAGACATCGTACCAATACAATCGTTATTACCTAAAGAAGATGTTAGCACTACTAAAACCGATCGTTTTAACTTTTTTAAAAAGTGAGAAATTTAAACTATTTGTAATTGACTTACTAGAAAAGTTATCTAAAGAAAGCGATAATGACCTTGACGACAAGGCAGTAGAATTTATTAAAAGAGGATTAAAAGTTGAGTAAAGTTAGCAGAGCTGGAGAGTCACAGTTTAACGAGTTACATAATCTCGTCACCGAAGAGTTCCTAAACAGAATAAAAAATGGTGAAGCTACAACTGCTGATTTAAAAGCTGCATCTGACTGGCTATACAAAAATGACATTACGGGGGTTGCGTTTGATACGTCACCCCTTAGCAAACTAGCTGACGTAATGCCAAAAATTGATTTTGATGCAGTACAAAAAGCAGTGAAACGCTAATGGCTCCCAGACGTAAACCACTCTCCCAGTTACGGAGAAGTGCAAGAAATTACAGACTTAACCCTAAGTCTAGACTAAAGAAAAATGCTGCCCAAAGACAAAGAAACAAAACCACAGAAAACAAAAAATACAGAGCCGAACTTAACCGTGCCAGGCGGAAGGCTGGGGAATACGGCAAGGGCGGTAAGGATTTTTCACACACTAAATCAGGAAGATTAGTAAGAGAAAATCCATCTACAAACAGAGCTAGAAATCGTGGTAAAAAATGACACCAGTACTTCCTACTTATAAACATTACACACAAAACTTAATAGTCATGACATCAGGAGACGCTAAACGTTTATGGAGAAAAGCTATTAAGGAGGCAAACAATTATGAATGTATCTATTGCGGACAAAAACATTATGAATATGATCTTACCATTGACCATGTACATCCCAGATGTTTGGGAGGTGCTACCAATACTTATAACTGTGTTCCCGCCTGTAGACGATGTAATCAAGAAAAAGGAAGTAACAACTGGCTAAAGTGGTTTCGTACTACGTTTCCACCTAACCCATTTAGAGAACAACACATACTAAACTGGATTAAATGAACCAAATATTTAACGTATCTAAACTAAAACTAGGTGAGTTAAAAGACATAGCTAGAGCTACGCCAAAGCCCGTTCGTTGGGCTATGGTGTGGTTTTTGTTATGGATTGAGCCTAAATATATTGATTATAAATCAAAACAAGCTGTAGACGCAGCTTTAAAACAATATAATAAATTGTTTGGTACAGATATAAATGTCGTCATAGATAATACAAAACCTATTAAAACTTCTCCATCTGAAGTAGTAGGTTTAGATGATATGTCTATTGGTGACCACCCTGAGTGTGATATATGAGTTTAGAAAAAGAATTACACGAAGATTTTAGGATTTTTTTAACAGCTATATGGACGCACCTTAATTTACCTGTCCCCACAAGGGCACAGTTATGTATAGCTGAATATTTACAACATGGGCCAAAAAGACTACAAATCCAAGCGTTTCGAGGTGTTGGTAAGTCTTGGATTACTGCTGCATTTGTACTTTGGACTTTATTCAATGATCCAAATGAAAAAATTATGGTCGTCTCTGCTTCTAAAGATAGAGCAGACTCATTCAGTATATTCTGTCAAAGACTAATACTAGAAGTACCTTGGTTATCACACCTTAAACCTAAAAATGACGATCAACGTTGGTCACGTATATCCTTTGATGTCGGGCCAGCTGCACCTCACCAAGCACCCTCAGTTAAGTCTGTGGGTATTACAGGACAATTAACGGGGTCTAGAGCAGACCTTATGGTACTCGATGATGTCGAAGTACCTAATAATAGTATGACGGAGTTACAACGTGAAAAACTACTACAACTTGTTACTGAATGTGAGTCTATTCTTACTCCTAAACGTCAGTCTCGTATTATGTTTCTTGGTACTCCTCAAACGACATTCACTGTCTACAATAAGCTAAGAGAACGTAGCTATAGACCATTTGTGTGGCCAGCACGGTATCCCCGCAAAATAGCTATGTATGATGGCTTGCTAGCCCCGCAATTAGTCGAGGATTTAGACAAAGAAGACGATTTAACATGGAAACCCACTGATACTCGCTTTAGAGAAGAAGATTTACTTGAAAGAGAGTCATCTATGGGTAGATCTAACTTTATGCTTCAGTTTATGCTGGATACTAGTTTATCTGACGCAGAAAAGTTCCCATTAAAATTTGCAGACTTGATTGTCAACTCAGTAAACCCAACACATGCACCAGAAAACATAATATGGTGCTCAGATCCAGACAATATAGTCAAAGATCTACCTTGTGTGGGGCTCCCAGGGGACTATTACTACAGACCTATGGCTATTCAAGGAGAATGGCTAGAATATGCAGAGACTATTTGCAGTGTAGACCCATCTGGGCGTGGAGCTGATGAAACAGTAGCAACATTCTTGTCTCAGTTAAACGGTCTTATATATGTGCACGAAATGTACGCATCTAAGGACGGTTATTCTGATAAGACACTACTACAGATACTAAGGAGATGCCGTAAATATGATGCGAGTACGCTGCTCATCGAAAGTAACTTTGGCGATGGTATTGTATCAGAGTTATTTAGAAAACATTGCCAAACGACAAAGACAAACATCAACATAGAGGAGACTAGAGCAAATGTCCGTAAAGAAGATAGGATTATTGATAGCCTTGAGCCTGTCTTTAATCAGCATAGGTTGGTTATTGACCCCAAGGTTATTGAATGGGATTATGCGTCAAATGCTAATGAAGCAACTGAAAATAGATTCCAATATATGCTTGGATATCAAATCTCCAGGATGTGCAGGGAAAAAGGGGCTGTCAGACATGACGACAGAATTGACTCCCTCGCCCAAGGCGTTAAATGGTTTACAGATGCCCTCGCCATATCCGCTCAACAACAAATAAAAGACAGAAGACATGAAGAATGGATAGACCATTTAGAAGCTTGGATGGATGACCCTGAAGCCGAAGCAAATCACATGGTACTAGGAATGGATTTAGACCAAAGAAGAGAGGCTAGAGGGGCTACTAGAAGCCACTCACACACATGGATGTGACCAACCCCACCATAACACACGGGGAAGTGGTGCTCCTCGTGGGTGGAAACAGCGGTCAGAGGGGTAGATACGTCTACCTCTCATCACACACATAAAAAAACCAATGATGAACTTTATAAAGACACAAAAACAAAGGTTCTTAGAAAGTAAATGGTATAAAAGGTATAGACATAGCTTAAAACTCCATAGATGGCCTCTAATAGACGTAGCTCATATTAGATTTATAGAAGAACAAAAACTAAAACTAGATCGTCTATTTAAAAAGTAGACATCGTGGTAAGTTGCACGATATATGATTAAAAAATTACTATTACTCTTACTAATACTAAGGGTAGCTGCTCCTATTACGTATATTACGTGGGTAGCATCCAGGGACTCTAAATTTTGGCATAATTTTCCGAAGGGTATTACCAGACAGCGATAATGCCAGCACCCCCCGAAGGGCATGTTTGGTTCGGTTATCCGTACTTGTCACAATCGTGAGACTACCCCCACAAGATTATTTCAATATGTTACAAAATAGCCCAGCGGGGATTGACTGGTACGGCTTGAGTCTCAATGAGTCCAGCTATTGTTTCAATATATTGCGGGGGGATTGACACATTCTCAAGTGAGTCTCATGAGATCTGTCTTGACCTGGTGATATAAGCTTTACTTATATGTCATATAAGGTTTTATAAATATATAGCTTCAAATATTACAAATGTTAAGAAAATCTAAAGCTTTATTGACAGTCCCTAAAAAATATGGTATATGCTCCCTGATTTCTACAATTCTGTACTAGTACACATGTACTACCACAATCATATAGGCTTGCGGCTCATGTCAATATTATGTAACGGATTACAAC